ATTCAAATTCACAATGCAATTAATGAAGTGTCTGAGAAGAATCAAGGAGTAGCTGTAGTTATCAAAGCTCAGCATACATGTGCTTGTTTACGAGGAGTTAAGCACGATGGATGTTATATGGTAACATCTAAGCTTTCAAAAGACTTTATGGATGACTCTAAAACTCGTCAAGAGTTTTACGACTTCATAAAAATGGCAGAGAAATAAACTAAACTCCTAAACCAAAATCGTTGATGATCTTTCTTAGAACTTCAGCGACTTGCTTTGCATTTTGTGGGGTTACGTCATGGGTAATTACATCCTTTTCAGATGATGTTAGTTCCACATTATCTAAATCTACAAACAAAGCTTTCTTAATCATATCAACATAAAAAACTTCTCCTTCGGATGATAATGTATCACTTTGAGGCTCTGCAGTGGGTTTTTCTGCTGATGGTTCTTGAGCAACTTCATCATCCTCTTCTTCTAAAGGATTATAAGAGGCAGTAGCTAATTGTTTAGTCAGTCGTTCTTTAGCTTTTTTTAGAACAAGATTATTAACTCTATCTATTTCTTTTTCTTGAGGGGTAAGCTGCTCTTTATTTTTTTTCTTGCGTTCGATGTCTTTAACAGCTTCATCTTCTGGAGTAAGAGGTGTTTTCTTACCAGTCATCATGTTTTCAATAATAGATAAAAACTTGCTCATTATAATTATTTATATCATTAGCATCTTATTTTTTATATCTCCGAAGAACTTTTTATCTAAAAAGGTGAGTTCATATTTTTGACAAAATTTTTCAATCTTAGAAAAATAAAACTTTTTTCTAGAAATCTTATCTTGATTACTAAAAATAATATTGGATATTTCCTCTCTCATTCCTGAATCATCGAGAGATTTTATAAAATAATCGAAATTTACAGTAATAACAATATTTTGTACAGGAAACATTTTATTGAACTTATCAAACATTTTTTGTTCTTCTGTACTAATATCTTCATGAGTAGGAGTAAAGACTAACACAGGTATATAATTTTTATTATTATCTATAATACATTTACAGATATTAGTTATATAAGTATGATAAAAGTATTTCTTAATTACAGACTTATTAGAGAGCCGGTTTTTAAATATATTTTTAACATATTCTATATGGGAATAAGCGAAAACCTGATTAAGGTTTACTAATTTGTACTTAGTACTAGGTATTACATGAGTTATGTATTTGACTTTCATTTAACTCTCGTATCTTTTCAAAATTATTTTCAAAAAACCCATCATAATCTGTTATAGTATAGGCTTTATAGCGAGTATAATTTGAAAATTTAAAACTTCCATGTAGTTCTTCAGAAAAAAGAATAAATTTACACTTACGAGTTATTTTAACAATTAAAAACCATAACTTACCGCTTTGCGCTTGCTCAATCCAACCATTTAACCTCTTACAATCAGTAAAGAATTGATGAAATTCTAATTCTTTGTAGTTTTTGCACTCTAGTTTCCAGTTTGATATAGATTCCGGTACAATAATATCTCCATCCATCATTCGCTTTTGAGATTCAGTAAGATTACTAACTCTAAAAACATTAGCACCACCGGTATAAGCGCCAGAATTAGGAACACGCATGAAGTTTTCATTAAAGATTTCACTTAAATGTTTTGCTACGTCTCTCTCCCATGCATTACCCTTGGCTTTAGCTCTACTAGGCATAAAAATATATACCAAAAATATACAAATTTACAAGGCTAGCTTAAATCAATATAAATATTACCTTCATGTCCTTTTTCTTTAAAATAATTAGCATCACTCACGGCAAACGGACATTTTACCCACATATAACCTTCAGCTCTTAATAGTTCTCTTAGCTCTTTACCTGCTATTTGTATATATTCTAATTGTTCCTGTCCTTCGGAGTTACTTATTTTACCTTTAATACCCGGAGACAATTGTTGTCCGTATTTTGAATATAAATGCATAACATCACTATAATGCTGCAATTCTAAAACCCTACCATTAACAGTCTTTTTGAATAATTTACTACCAGGTCCAGCACCTCTCTTAAATATCATCCCTATCTCTTTATTATCTGTATAATTAGGACCAAGAGTAGCGACAAGCTTATCTTGTATGCTCGTGCTCTGTCTACCTAAATTTATATTTCCATGGCTGGTAGTACCGCGATAAACTTCAATAGAATTATTTTCGTTTAGTTTTTTTTTCCGCTTTTTCTTTTTTAATTTACCTTTACGGGTAATAGTACTACCTAGAACTTTTGGAGTACGAGCATCTCCAGGAGCATAAGTATCATCGCTCTTATATGCAAAATCTGTAGTACTCGCTATACCCGCATCGGCTACAGTAAACTCAGTTAAATAATTTTTATATAGAATATCGAAATTCATATAATTATTTATCTACGTAGTTGCAATTTTATATATTTTAAATAAATGGTTTGTAGAGACCCGTAAGAAACTATCTCAAAAAACCGTAGTTGCAATTTATATTATACATGTATAATAAATTTATGGACGTTGATGAGATATTAGAAAATTATACTAATGAATTAAAACCTGAGATTAATCTTAATAAGTTAAATTTAGGTGATCATCAATCTAGACTTCCGTCATTAAAACATAAGTGGGCAGGTCGGTATATTAATCATAAACGTAAATTAATTAAACTAAAAATAAAAAAGAAAGATTTACGTAAAGAACTAACAGAAAAATATATTGAGGAATCACCTGTAAAAGTAAATTTAAGTATTGCAGAAAAATCAGTTCTCAACAGTCCAGAATTATCTTTATTAGATGATAAGATAGCTGAAGAAGAACTAATATTAGAGTACTTAGAAAAAATACAAAACATAGTTAATAGTATTCAATGGGATATTAAAAATCTAATTGAATTAGAAAAACTTGAGCTTCAATGATAAACTTTACTTTATATAAAGAGTCTCAAGCGCAACTTACAGGACCAGAATTAAATCCTATAAGAGAGCATTTTAGTGTAGAAAATAAAGCTGCAAATTTTCAAAGAAGACTTCGTTCTAGATTCATCAGAGATAGAGTTTATGCAATAACACCTAAAGGTAAATGCGATGTAGGTCTTATAGGCGAGATACTAAAATATTGTAAAGAGAGAAAAATAGAATACAACGTTGATAGTAATTTATTAAAAGTATTATTTCCTTCATTACCTAAACCTACAATAGAATATAAGTTAAAATTTGATCTTAGAGATTATCAGCAAGAGATAGTTGATAAGTGTATAAAAGCCGGTAGAGGTACTGTGGTATTAGCTACAGCAGGTGGTAAGACACTTACTATGGCAGGGTTGTTAGAATATTATTTTCAAAATGTAAATAAATTTTTTAAAGGTTTAATAATAGTACCGGATTTAGGTTTGGTAAATCAAACTCATGGAGACTTTAATGAGTATGAAGTAAATTTTACTCATTCAATTTGGTCAGGTAGTAATGATCTCAATAACAATACTAATATCGTTATTGCTAATATGGGTATATTGCAAAGCGAAAAAAGCGATATCAAATGGCTCGAGAATATAGATATTCTTATTGTTGATGAAACTCATAAGTTAAGAAAAGATAATAAAATCAATAAAATAATTAAATCAATTAAAACAAGAAACAAATTTGGATTTACTGGTACGTTACCCGATGAGCCGTTAGACAAATGGAATATTTTTGGTAAGATTGGACCTCAATTATACGAAAGAAAAGCATATGAATTGAGGAAAGATAATTATGTTACCCCAGCTCGTGTTCATATATTCGATCTTAATTACAAAACTAAACAAACCGATATTTATGATAAAAATATTCCAGTAAGTTTTTACCTACAAGAGGGAGAATTTATTAAAAATAATGATTACAGAAATATTTTTATAAGCAAATTATCTATGAAATTAGACAATAACACTCTGATTCTTATAGATTACATTGAACATGGTGAAATATTACAGGAATATGTTACTAACTATTGTGAAGATAAAAAAGTGTTTTTTATATGTGGAGATGTAGAAGTCGAAGAAAGACGTAAAATACAACAACTCATGGAAACTAATACTAATATTGTAGTTATTGCAATTTCTAAAATATTCTCCACGGGTATTAATATTAAAAATTTACATTATATTATTTTTGCAAAT